CGGGGATCTTGTCGAATTTTTCGGCACAAATCCCTCGGGTCATCCTTTGACTGTCATCGTGAACTCTATTGTTAACAGTTTGTATATGCGTTATGCATACTGTTTGATCAACCCGCAAGGGAAAAACTGTAGAGATTTCAAGAAGAACGTCAATTTGATGACTTATGGTGACGACAATGCGATGGGCGTGTCGCGTGCTGTCCCGTGGTTCAACCACACAAATATTCAGAAGGCTCTGGCTACTATTGGTGTAGAGTACACAATGGCAGACAAAGAATCTGAATCTCGCCCATATATCCACATCAAAGATTGCTCCTTTTTGAAGCGATCTTGGCGCTACGAGAGTGATTTGCAAGCGTATGCTTGCCCACTGGAGGTGAAATCAATTCACAAATCGCTCACGATGTGGGTACCTTCAGGAACCATCGATGCATATGCACAAATGGTTGCTGTTATTAGTAGTGCCAACACTGAGTTCTTCTTCCATGGTCGAGAGATCTTTGAAGAACACCACCTCTTCTTTAAGTCAATTTTAGAAGAGGCGCCCTACCGATTTTATGTTGGTGAAGCGACCCTGCCAAACTGGGAAACTCTCTGTGAGAGATTTCGGCGGGCGTCAGAGGGCCTATAAATATCCCAGTGCGCATATATGTATTTGGCAGTTCATGTTTGCGTTAATTTACATGTCAGGTAACAATTATAAGAAAGAAGAAAATCAAAAAGTTGAAACAGTCACTGAAAGAACTGTTCCTGCACGTGCGCCTACGAGCGCGCATTGGCAGAGTATTTCGTCTCGTTTTGTATTGCAGAGTGAAGAAGTCACAGCACCGATGACCGAAGTAAACGTCACGTTTGAAGAATCCACACGTGGTGAAATGATGATGGCCTCGAATGCTGATGACACAATTGCAGTGGTTGATTCGACTCCAGATTTAGGTTTAGGCCAATTTCTGGGTCGTCCTGTCACCATTGATACCTTCACTTGGGGAACTTCGAATCCTATTGGGGTGACGCGATCGATTAAACCTTGGCAATTGTTCTTGAATACAACTGTGGTTAAGAACAAAATCAACAACTATGCTTTCTTGCGTGGTAAATTGCATGTCAAGGTTGTCATCAATGCGACACCATTTCAGTATGGTTTGATGCGGGCTTGTTATAGTCCACTCCTAGGTCTTGTCTCTGACAAGATCAGGACAAACGCAACTTCGGATCTTCCTTTGCGGATTCCGTACTCGCAACAACCTGGGTTTTACATTGAACCACAGCGTAATGCTGGTGGTGAGATGGAACTTCCATTCTTTTATCATAAGAATTGGTTGGATATTACAAGCAACACGGATGTGCTTAATATGGGTACGCTCAATTTTGTCACATTTGCTTCGTTTGCTGTGGCTATTGCCACAGCACCTACGAGTATCACGGTGAAAACAATCGCATGGATGACCGACGTGGAATTGATGGGAACCACAAACAGACTCGCGTTGCAGGCTGACGAATATGGTAATGGTGCCATTTCTAAGCCAGCAACTGCTGTAGCTAATGTTGCGGGGATGCTGACCAAGATTCCCATTATTGGACGCTTTGCGCGTGCCACTGAGATTGGAGCTAATGCTGTCTCCAAGGTCGCTGCCCTATTTGGGTATACAAATCCTCCCAACATTTCTGATGTGATGCCAATCTA